TTGTCTTATGGCACTTAAATGTTACGCAGTATAAAGACAAAATCAACCGGCTTGTTACTTCCCGGGATCCGGTTAAGTGGCACATTTTTAAAAACCCAAGCGAAGAGTATCTGACGCAGTTTACTTCGGAGCATAAAATATTGATCCGCAACCGCACCACCGGCCGGGCAAAGGAAGTCTGGCAGAAGAAAAAAGAAGCTTCAGCAAATCATTTTCTTGACGCTGAGGTTTACGCTTTAGCCACAGCAGATATCATCCGCGCTCTGAATATCCGCAAAGACGGCGCTATGAGAGTTTATCAGCCAAAAGCTAAAGAGCGCGAGCATTCAAGGGAAGATTGGATCAGGAAAAGGGAAGGGTCTTGGCTTTAATGGGGCGATGGCTTGAGAGAAAACCTAACTGGCTGAAAAATGTAGACCGTAATGATTCTATTGAGCCGCAGAGAAATTTAGGCGGCAGGCCGCAGAATGATTCAAAAGATTACGGCGTCAGGTTTATTCCCCTAAAGTGCCCCAAGTGCAAAAGCAAAGACATCAAATGTTATTCCAGCCATCCTCCGGTCAGATATCACATCTGCCAGAAATGCGGCCATAATTTCAAATCTGTTGAAGCGGAAGAGGATGGATAGTTTTTACTAATTTGTAGTAACGACTATCTTGTCAATTAGAAGGTTTCAAGTAATATAGAGTTAAAGATTATACGCGCTAGAGGTTGGCCGCCTTTATAGCGCCCCAATAGTTTTATTAAGCCCGTTACCGTGCACGGCGGTAGCGGGCTTTTTTATTGGGCAAAAAAGGAGTGCATTGTGAGCGCGCCCACAAAACAGGAAATGCTTGATGCTATCGAGACTGCTATCAACGGGTTAAGTTCAGGCGTGAAGTCATACACCATAAACGGCAGGACAATGACCTACCGCGATATCGCAGATCTTAAGCAGATGCGCGACCAGCTCAAGAAAGAATTATCTCCGACTTCAGATCGCACTACATACGCGTCTTTTAAGGATCCGTCATGAGAAAGGGTATCGGCGAAAAACTGGCAGATGGCATTGATAATGTTATTTCTTTTTTCTCGCCAAGGGCGGGTTTCAAGAGGCGCATGTTCCGCCAGGCTATCAGCATTTCAGAATCATTCAGCTCTTATAAAGGTGCTTCAAGGTCAAGGCTTAGGTCAAGCTGGCTTCCCGGAGGCGGCTCAGCAGACGAGGACTTACTGCCGGAATTAAAAGATATCCGCGAGCGCAGCCGGGATCTAAACCGTAATGACGCGCATGCCTCAGGGATCACCGGCACAATGACTACAAATGTTGTCGGTTCAGGCATAAGGCCGCAGTCGAGGATTGATAAAGATTTATTAGGCATCGATGACGCAGCTGGGAGTAATTTTCAAAAACAGGCTGAGAGGGTTTGGAAGGACTGGCTTCCTTTTGCTGATGCCGGGAACCGCATGGACTTCTATGAAATCCAGCAGCTTGTGGACAGGCAGATCTTAGAAAACGGCGAAGCAGTCATTATTCCGAAGATGCTTAAAGAATCGGGCAGGCCCTATTCTTTGGCGCTGCAAATTATCGAATCAGACCGGCTGGATACTCCGCCGGGCATGCAGGGGGATAAATCTATAAGGTCAGGCGTGCGTATCGGCGAGAAGGGCGAACCGGTTTCTTATTTTATTCAGAAGACGCATCCCGGGGATATCAGGTTCACAAAAAGAGGAGAAAGAGAGTTTGTCGAGATACCCGTCAGGAATGAATACGGCCGCAAGAATATCTTTCATTTGTTTTTTGTTTTGCGCTCAGGTCAGACTAGGGGCGTTCCTTTTTTTGCGCCGGTCCTGACTTATTTCAAAGATTTAGCAGAGTACGCTGAGGCAGAGCTTGTGGCGGCAAGGATAGCAGCGTGCTTCTCTCTTTTTATTACTTCAGAAGCGTCAATGGATGTTGCGGTTAATTCCGCCTACGAAAGAAACCCCTCAGGGCAGCTTATCGAATCGTTAGAGCCGGGTATGATTAAACATCTTCTGCCCGGAGAGAATATCACCTCGTTTAATCCGCAAAGACCGGGGGCTACTTTTGAGCCGTTTGTGGAAAGGATATTAAAGGCGATCTCTGCTGCCCTGGGCCTGCCCTACGAACTCGTGGCCAAGGATTTCTCAAAGACAAATTATTCAAGCGCCCGGGCAGCTCTGCTTGAAGCGCGCAGGTATTTCAGGATGCGGCAGGAGTGGCTTTCCCGAAAACTCTGCCAGCCGGTTTGGGAGATGCTCTTAGAAGAGGCGTATCTTAGCCGCCAGATTAAAGCTGAGACATTTTATGAGAATAAACGTTACTGGACAAACGCCTCATGGATTGCTCCGGGATGGGAATGGGTTGATCCGCTTAAAGAAGCGCAGGCAGCAGAGGTTGGATTAAAGAACGGTATTGTTACTTATTCTGATCTTTACGCACAGGAAGGCAAAGACTGGGAAGAAAGTTTTGAACAGCGCAAGCGCGAAGCAGCCAAAATGAAAGAACTGGATTTGGAGTTTCCAAGCGATGAAAAAACAAAAGAAACCAAAGAACCAAGCGGCCAGGAAGATAACAATCAGCAATAAAACTCAGATGGCCATGCCGAAGGAGCTGGATATTCGGATAGGAGAACAAGATGGCAAATAAGGACATTCTATTTCGTACGGACATAGCCAGGGCCGGAGGCGTCCGAGTCAGCAGGAATAACGAAGTGATTGAGGGGTTCGCGGTTGTCACCAAAGGCGTCACACATGACGAAAGGGGGGAGTTTGATGAAACGGCATTAGACAAAATCGTTGAGCTGGGGAATCAGCCGAAGATGGGAATTAAGTCAAGGTTTGGTCATCCCAACATGAGCTCAACTGCCCTGGGAACATTTTTGGGCAGGGTCAAGAACTTTAGGCGGGACGGCAGCATAGTCCGGGCAGACTTGCATATTGATCAAACCGCGCACAAGACGCCCGATGGAGATTTAGCGGGCTATATCATGGAGCTTGCGGAAAGTGATCCCGATGCGTTCGGCTCTTCCATGGTCATACATTGGGACGAGGAGTACCGGCAGGAAAAAGACGGGTCCTTAACGAAGGATGAGAAAGGAAATCCTTTGCCCCCGCTTATCCGGGTAAAGAAATTGATGTCAGTGGATATTGTTGACGATCCGGCAGCGAATAACGGGCTTTTCGGCATGCCGTTTTTCTCTGAGTCGGTGAAACCGTCGGCGGAGATGACGGTATTCCTGGACAGGTTTTTAGAACAGCCGGATGCAGTCGAACGGGTAATCGCATTTTTGGAGAGGTATCGTATGAACAAGGACGAATTTCAAACAATTTTAAGAAAACAGGAGGTGAAAACCATGTTTGAAAATTTAACGGTAGAGCAGTTGAAAAAAGAAAGGCCAGATATTTTTGATTCCGTCCTTAAGCTGGGCATTGAGGAGGGAGTCAAAAAGGGCGGCGAGTACGGGCAGAAGCAGGAGAGGGAGCGGGTTATATCGATCTTAAAGAAAGCGAAAGCTTTTAAAGATATGAATGACCTTGCCCTTACCGCGGTTGAGAACGGATTGTCTTTAGAGCAGGCGACAATCAGTTTTCAGGATAAGCAGCTTGCGGGTTTACAAAAGGCTCAAGCCCCTGATGTCGGGCCTGATAACGATGAGGATAAAGGCAAAAAGCCGACAACTCATCTCGAAAGGGCGCGTGCCTATAAACAGGAGCATAACTGCAGCATGACCGAGGCCCTAAAGGCAACGGCAGAAAAGAAAAAGCAGTAAAAACGAAGGAGGAGAAAGATGTCACAGTTTAATATCGGTTCAAAAGCGTTTGTGGCGGGAGAGGCATTAGAAGCTTACCGCAGGGTAAAGTTAAGCGCAGGAAGCGGCACGCAGGTTGAATACGCGGACGCGGGCGAGGCATTTGTCGGATTTACTGCGGCCAAGGCAGCGCTGGGTGAGATGGTCAGCGTTGATTTAAAGACCACTGGCCGGACATTTAAAGTCGAGGCTAACGGCGCGATTGCTGTCGGCGGGAATTTTTACGGCGCCAACGACGGGAAGGTGAGCGCCACAGTAAGCGGTTCAATCCAGGGCCGTGTCCTTGAAGCGGCTGCTTCAGATGGCGAGATTATTGAAGGGTTGTTGCTGTAAGCAAACATTTAAAGACAGGAGGATACAATGGGAGTTGATTATCAGGGTTCAAGAGCAGTGCCGAGGTTAGAGCTGGGAGAAGCAGCGGTGGAATTTATCCAGCAGCAGGATGAATTTATCGGGACGCAAGTGCTGCCGATATTTCCGACGAAGAAAAAGGCAAGCATCTTCCCCGCGATAACCAGGGAGAGTATTACGCGCGAAGCAGATACCAAGAGGGCCCCGCGCGGCAACTACAACAGGGACGGGTTCCAGGCAAAGGACAAGCAGTATAACTGCGAGGAGTACGGCCTTGAAGGGCCTCTTGACGACAGCGAGAGGAGCCTTTACGCGACGGACTTCGACGCAGAGCTTACCACGGTGCAGATTATCACCCGGCGTGTTTTACAGGCTCAGGAAAGGCGCATTGCGGGTATCGTGTTCAATGCGACCACATTTGCCGGGCCCGCGCTATACACCGATAATTCCGGAGCTCCTTGGGATAACCCAAGCTCTGATGTTCCGGTGCAGGTGCGCGCGGCGAGAGAAAGAGTAAGAGCTAACTGCGGGATCGATCCGAACACGCTCATCTGCAGCAAAGCCAATATTGACCGTCTGCTGGCTAACAACAGCATCAAGGACGCGATCAAATATGTGGCCAGGCTCACCGAGGCAGAGCTGCTTAATGCGCTTGCGGATATTCTCGGCGTGCGCAGGATCCTTGTCGGCAAAGGTATCTACAATACAGCCAAAGAAGGCAAACCCTTCACCAGTGCGGATATCTGGAACGACGATTATGCGATGGTGGCAATAATCGGTGATTCGCAGCGTCTTTCCGATCCAAGCGTGGGAAGGGTATTTTTGTGGAGTGCCGACAGCCCGGAGAACGCAACGGTCGAGCAGTACCGCGACGATGCGGCAAGGAGCGATATATTCCGCGTAAGGCAGCACGTTGACGAGATCATTATCGACCCGTATTTTGCGCATCTAATGAAAGTCGACGCCTAAGAAGGCGCCTAAAACAAGCAATGCGCCGGGAGGCTTTTAAAGCCTCCCGGCAGGGCTTGGAAAGCAGGGGGCTATGGCTTTCAAAGATAATTTAGCGCAGGATGTGGCAGAGACATTTTTAAACTCGGATGAGTTTGCCGAAGAAATTACTTACACGCCTAAAGGCGGCGCTGCAAAAGTCATCAAAGCGCTTGTAAACCGCAAGCGCATAGACCCTGCCTATGAGGACGCGGGCCGCGTCCTCTTAAACCAATGCGAAATATTTATTGCCAATGACGAGACATCCGGTATTGCATCCGTTAACAAAGGCGAGGATCTGGTTTCGCTTTCGGAGATTATCGGCCAAGCTGCGATTAACTGGGTAGTAGCTGATATCTTAGGCCAAGACGAAGGAGTATGGCATTTGCTTTTGCAAAAATGAGCGAGTTAAAGGTAGAGATTAACACAAAGAATTTAGAGCGGGCAATCAGGCTGTTTCCGAAAGAGCTTAAATACGAAATTGCCGACGGAATGGATCATGCCACGAGGAAGTTTTTGAAAATATTCAGGCAGACCAGGCTTCAGGGTCCGCCTGGGATCAAAGGACGGCCGCACGGGATATTTACTCATTTTAAGAGAGCAAGTCTTGTATCTCAGGACATCGAAGGTATGGGCATGGTGATTTTTTCAGATTCAAAGATTGCCCGCATGCACGAGGAAGGAGCGATGCTTAAGAATCCAGGCGGCGGAAAGCTTGCTGTACCGCTTTCGGCAAGAAAAGAGCTTTTTACCTCTGACGGCAGGCTTAAGAAACAATACAAACAGCCGCGTCTGCTTAAAAATGTTATTCCAATTCAATTAAAAGGAAAAACATTCCTGGCCAAGGTTAAAAAGAAACTGCGCGAGCTGATTCCTATTTTTGTTTTGAAAAACAGCGTGCGCATCCGGCCAAGGCTTCTGTTCTACAAGACTTGGGACGACATGCAGAATGAGCGGATAGATATTTTAAACAAATCAATTGAAAAGGCGCTGAATAAAGTATGACGGTCAGAGAAAGTATTTTAGAGAACATAAAAATAACGCTTGAGGCAATTTCAATCGCTAACGGTTATCACAATGACATTGCCAGCGTGCAGAGGTGGCAGCAGTCCGGGAATTCGCTTGTCTTGATCCCTTGCATAGTGATTAATGCCGGGCCCGAAGAAAAAACTCCTGAGCCCAATCCTTTTACAACCTGCAAGCTTACCGTTTATCTCGACGTATGGACAAGGCAGGCACAGGACGATCCGCAGCCGACAGACGCGCTTTTAAATAGTCTTCTGGGGGATATTGAAAAATCGCTTATGGTTGACTACACAAGAGGCGGCTTTGCCAAAGATACGAATATCAAGTCGAATGTCATTTTTGAAACTTTGGAAGGCCAGCCGCAGGCAGGCATCATCATAGAGCTTGAGATAATTTATCAGCACAAACAAAATGATCCCGAAATTTCGGGATAGAGGAGGTTAAACCATGCTTACACGTAAACGTCAATTGGCAGCAAAAATAGAAGCGGTAGAAGGCACTGCTGAAACTTTGGCTGCGGCAGATGCCAGGCTTTTAGTCTATAACCCGAAAGTGAGTTTTGATATTGCCATGTTTGAGCGCAACCCTGCCAGGCAGACGTTCTCGAACATAGGCAAAATCCCCGGCAAGCGGCCCGCAGGATTATCATTCCGTTTAGAGTTACGAGGTTCAGGCGCAGCTGCAATTGTGCCTGAATGGGGCAAGCTGCTTCAGGCCTGCGGATTCGGGATCAATACCCTAAAGTCCATGAATATAGGCGCAGTTACCAATGGGCCTTTTCAGCACGGAGAAACGATTACCGGCGGCACATCTGTGGCTAAAGGAAGAGTTGTTATCAATACCGCTAACGGCGCAACCGCGATTTTGTTTGTTACTATTTCAGGGACCTTTGTCAGCGGAGAAGTGATTAACGGAGGCGCTTCAACCGCAACTGCCACTACATCGTCTGTGCCCTCAACCGTCGGCAATGAGTTTAAGCCAATCTCAGACAGTATTCCCTCTCTGACCCAGGGCTGCTACGAGGACGGCCTGCGCAAACTTTTAAAAGGATGCCGGGGCAAGGTAAAGCTTGGCTTCAAGTCAGGCGAGCCGGTACTTCTTGATTTTGATTTTCAGGGCGTAGAAGCAGGAGTAGCAGATACGGCATTTCTTAGCAATGTCACTTATGAAACTACCAAGCCTCCGGCGTTTTTAAGCGCGCTTTTCTCGGTGGACGCTTATTCCGCCAAGGTCGGAGAAATGGATATCGATTTCGGCAGCATCATGGCAGAACGAGACGATATAAATGACCAGCGCGGGATTTTGTCTTTTGCTGTTACCGGCAGAAATGTAGCAGGCTCATTTAACCCGGAGATGGTTTTATCCGCTGCGTATGATTTTCATGCCAAATGGTTTTCAGGCGCTGAGATGGTTGTTGATTTTACAGTGGGATCTGTCGCCGGGAATAAGTTCAGGTTCTACATTCCCCGCGCGCAATACACCAAGGTTGAAGATGAAGACAGGGACGGCCTGCAAATAGCCAAGAGCACGTTCAATCTAAACGGCTCGCTTTTATACGGGGATGATGAATTAAGCATTTTAGCATTATAAAAACAAGGAGGTAGCTCATGCTCACCGGAATAAACATTTACGAAACCAAGCCTTATAAGTCAAAACTCGATCCCGATAAAGATAATTCCACGATCTTTCACGTCGGGCTTCTTGATTCTCATCTAAGGGCTTATATCGAGGATCAAACTACGTCTTTTGAATTCAGCTCCAAGAACCCGAAGGATCCGGCTAAGGCAAATATTAACGCCTCAAAGCGCAATCTTTTAGTAGTCAAGTTCGGGCTGAAAGGCTTTGACAACTTTCTGGATCCGCGGGACAAGAAGCCGCTTAAGTTTGACACGGTTTCAACGGCAATAAACGGGAAGAATTATACGGCTGTTAGCGACGAGATTATTTCGATGCTGCCTAAGGCTTTGATTGACGAGCTTTCGGAAGTGATTTTAGCCGAGAATTCTTTGAGCGGGGACGAAGAAAAAAACTGATCCTGGCGGTCGGGCTGCACAAGTTTAAGCTCGACTGCCAGACGTGCTCAGACGCCATGAAGCTTGAGCGCGGCTGCGAGGAAGATTCGCCGATTGAGGGCGTCTGGAAGTTAAAGGACTGGGAGTTCAGGCGGTGTCCAAGGAAACTTGTTACTAGAGCGAGCATTGAATATTTGAACGCGTATCTTTTCTTTGAGAAAGGATATCTGCCTAATCCCGGCGGCTGGTTAGATCAGCCGCTTAAATTTATCCAGGCAATGAAGATAATCGAACGCGAGATTACCTTGGCAAGGGAAAAAGAGGATTAATGCCTACTAACAGAGAACTCGAAATTATCATGAAATTAAAAGACGAGGTCTCAAAGCGCCTGCAGGGGATAGAAGGCAATCTGCAGAAGTTCGCCAATTCCTGCAAGCAGCTTGGTGGCACGCTTCGTAACGTAGGCAGAGAGATTGCCCAGGTCGGACAGAACCTTGTCTTTATGGGCGGCGCATTGACAGGGCCCCTTGCCCTTGCCTTTAAATCCGCAGAGAAATATTCCCTCTCCGTTTCAAACGAGCTTAAACGTCTTGATAACGCCTTTATTGGCCTACGGGTAAGCATTGCCGAGGCATTAGTTCCGGTTGTGCATAAATTAGCTAATGTCTTTGGTAATCTGCTTAATCTCTGGAATAGCTTGACTCCGGCAACACAACAGATGATTGTGCAGACTATTGCAGTGACTGGCATTTTTATGACGCTAAGCGGCGTTGTAGTCGCCTTGATAGGGCGGCTGATACGATTAGGCGGACTCATTATTGACTTAGTTGGCAAGCTCGCCCTATTTGCCTTGGCGCATCCTTGGATTGCCGGGATTGCTGTTGCCGTATCAATTCTTATCGTCGTATTTCTCAAATTCAGAGACGTGGCGGTGCCGGTTCTGAACGCTGTTGAGATCGGCGCCGAAATGGTTTACATCGGATTTGTAAAACTTATCAAATATCTCTTAGTAGGTTTTGACAAACTGGCTCTCGGGTTAGAGAAATTTTACGATGTTTTAGGCAAACTTCCGGGAAAGATCGGAGAGCCGTACCGGGAAGCGTCAGAACACATCAAGCGCTTCCGTGATAATCTGCAGGGCTTAATCAAAGCCTCTGATGCGGAGATGGACAG